TGCCTCTGTTTCTTGACTTTTACCTTTCAGTGCATTCGCCGCCAAACGACTGCGCCGAGAATTTTTTATTTCCTTGGCCTGCTTGGCTTCATGATGTTGGCGAGTGTTTTGGGCAACTGCTATTGTACGGTTTAGTTCTGATATGCGCTTTTGCGTATACGCATACTGCGATGCCAATCGCTGACGTGTTGCCGCACGCGCGGCGACATAAAAATCATAATTTCCACCATATATTGTTAATTTACCGTTGGCCAGCTCCATAATGCAGTCAACACGCCGCAATAAATCGCGGTCATGCGAAACTATAACCGCGCCACCCCTTAGCCGGGCCAGCATATTAAAAAATGTCTTTCTGGCATCAGCGTCCAGATTATTTGTCGGCTCGTCCAACAGCAATATATCCGCATCACTATCAAATACACGAACCAGTTCCTCCATTTGGCGCTGGCCGCCGCTTTTATCACCATGTGACGGCATTTGTGAAAGCTTTGCACACGTCGCCGTACACAACACACGCCCATTGTCTGGCATAATTTGCCCAGACAATATTTTCAGCAAAGTGCTTTTTCCGGTCCCGTTGTCGCCGACAATAGCAACGGTTTGACCGTCACGAAACACCGCCGATAAATTGTCAAATAATGTATCCGCCCCGGAATAGGCAAAAGAAATATTTATTAAAGAGATAGATTTCATGGTAAAACCCTTGGTCTATTAAAGTAAACATCGTTGTCCGCCACGGCAGACGATTTTTTTTGCAAAACGATATTTACAGACTCAATGGTTACCCCTGTATTTAATTGAACTTATTTTAAGTAAAACATAATTCTATGAAAAGTCAAATTTTTTCCTCTTGCCTATTTTTTATTAGTGCAGCGTACATTTCGGCCGAATTTGATTTATCCCGAACACGTTCCATACCACGGCTGAACGTATCTTTATCTGATGATAATTCACCCAACAGTTTGTCTATATCGGCAATAACCTCGTCTGGAACCTTGAATTCCGGATTATTTTGTTTTTGCCGCTTGATGCTGCGCGCAATCTCGTGCATTCGGTCATATATCATGGCGGCACGCACCTTGTTTATATCCAGGGTTATGGGATATTTCTTGTTTTCTATGGCGTTATAATGTTTAACGACGCGTTTCATCAAATCCCACGGCAAACCGTTACATGGCACATAAGCGATTAAGTCAGAATATATATTACCAACCCCGGCCATTTCAAAATCTATGACCGCCAGATTTCCCGTTGCGGCATCATACATTAAATTTGGGCCACGCACGTCTTTGTGGTTCATCACCTGCACTTCGTCCGATGTATTGCCGTTGTCCAACAAGCTTTCCGCCCATGCAATTTTTTTGACATATTTATCGGGGATTTTATTGTCCAGAACGTCTTGAAATTCCTGCAATGTACTTGGATTACTCCCGTATTGTGAAAATCTGTGTTTGATAGATTCTTTGGCCGGTTGTGGCGGCTGCATTTGATGCATGACATTCAAAAATCGTGCCAGTTTATCGGCAACCGCCTCTCTTTCATCATCGCCCAGCTTATCATAAACCTCTGCGGTCAGCTCTTTGCCTGGCAATCTTTTTTCAATAACCGCATGGTATTCAGGCGTGTCTATGGCACGCACAACCTGTGGTAAATCCACACCGATATCCGCCCCGGAATCGCGCAGCCGTTTTACGACATCGTGCCCACGCATTTGACGCTTTACATAAAATAAAACATCACCCGATTGCGGATTCCCCTTGGGTTCTTTGATAACAACCTCGCCATATTCAGGGTCTTGATTTAAATAGACATTTGTGTGCGCGCCACTGCCCAGCAGAGTTTTCATAACATATCCTTTTAGGATAATTATACCATAAAATGGCAAAAAAATAAAAACCACCCATGCCGGTGGTTTTTCTATATTTCGTTCGTGCGATGCCCTGCTCGGCATGCGTAACGCATCACGGCTGCATGCCGCTCCGCTACTCATAGTGGCAGCCCCAAACGGATTCGGACCGTTGTTCTCGCCTTGAAAGGGCGATAATGCATTACACACAATACATTGTTTTTACAAAAAAACTATATCAAATTCAAAATACTTGTGTATATAATTGTGCAAAACACGACTAATCCTTACGGCTTAAACACCCGGACGCCGGACCGCGGCGGCACACGCTGCAAATGCACCCACGTCGGTGTATGTGCATAATCTTCGGCCCACAGGCCAGACCATATCAACGTATCAGGATTTGCACGCAAAAAAGCCTTTAATTTACCGTCACTGTCCGCTATATCGCATGCGTTGCCCGTCAGATGCATTGAACGCTTGGCACCACCAACACGCGCATTATGTTCTGGGTTTCGGTATGCACAGGTCAGCATACGCGGTGGCAGGAATCGCGCGCCCAACTTATTCAGGCATTCCCGCAAATCCATCAGGTTTGCATAAACGTCCGCCGGCACATCCTTGTAATCGTACCGGCATAGCATTTCTTTTTCAGAAAAGAACATATTATTCTCCCTCTCTAAATTGCTCGACAACGCTCTACCGCGATACGGTAATCACGGCGCTCGTCGGGTAGCATTGCCTGATACGTTGCGCGACGCAGCATCGGGGGGCAAGACGGCAACTCAATCGGCACGCAAGTGGTGGCCGCACAACCAGTCAAGATTATCCAGGTCAGAAACAGACATAACCCGTTGCACAATCGCCGTATCAGTTTTAATCGTATTCTGCACAGTTTGTATTTCCACGTCCGCGGCATCCGTTCGACAATTAGAATACCCCAACCTATAAGCCAGATACATGCAACCAATCCCCAGAACACATAAAAATACGACTGCATATTTCATTCCTTGCCTTTTTTACTTAGTTTCTGGGCTGTTTCTGCGACAAATTCTTTGCATTCCATAAGGCGAGAAAAACAATAGGCCAACATTCCTATTATACCGGGGGCACAACGTACGATTGCCTCTCCCCATGTAACATCACCACATGCGTCAATATGTGCCGTTGCAGTATATGCCGTCAACAAAAGTCCAATAAACAACGATACGCGCCCGATACATGGTTCGTTTACGTCATCCAAAAATAATCCCTTGATAAATTTCATTTGCGTTTATGCCCCTTTTCCAGGTCTTTTTTCCAACGTTTTGCAACATCGGTAATATAACTGTTGCCGCCCAAATTATGGTATTCGTCCAGCAGATTCAGGATTGTATCGATATTGTGTTTGTCGTGGTGGATTAACTGCAATATCTGCAGCCGCAATGTTGCCTTGCGACACTCGCATAATTCTTTGCGAAGGTCATTTATAACATTATCGCGGCGTGACGTGATTTTGTTTAATCCAAATAAAATCACGGGCGCAATTATCGTCGTTATAATCGCAATATAAAGTTCCATTTTTTGTCTCCTTATGCTGCCATACCTTTGGCTTCCCAACAGCCAGGAATTGGTGCAAACGAAGTCGTTATGATGCAGCCTGTTGTTTTTATGTCTTGATAACCCGTGTTATGCGAGCTAGCCTCTTCAGACCATTGACCGTTAAAGTTAAAATAATAGTTTGCATTTGAGAATGCGATGGGGAAAATTATGGGGGTTCGATTCGTAGGTGCTGTTATTTGTGCTCCTTGTTCAACCCAGCCGCTGGCATATTTACGATACCATGTATAATTATTGTCTGCTGTGGGGGCCTGCCACGCAACAACCGTATCCACCGAAAATCCCCCGGCGGTTTCGCCATCGTGTATATGTAGAGCCTTTGTATCCGTTGCGTATGTTAATTCGCCTTGTGCGCCGATAAATTCTGCATTTTCTGCCGCGGTCCCACGGCGCAATTGCAATTGTACAGCCATTATTTTATTCCTCCCATATCTTGTATTGTTTTCACGGTTTCCGTAGTTAATCCGTTGTCACGAATTGCTGTCACAGTTTCAGTTATCAAGCCCAAATCCTGGATTGCTTTTGGGATTGGTATTTGGATAATTCGCACCCAACCATTGTATCCATTTAGGTCAGAACTTCCACCGGCGCCATACCCAAATGCCCCTATATTTCCGTATGGGTCGACGGACTCCTCCCCATAGGTCAAAGAGTTTGAAGCGTTTCCACCCGAAGCCCAGTTCCCGTTACCGCCTATTGGCAAACCAAAGCCACCGCGCGCACCTTTTGAGCCACCTGCGCCACCGCCGCCACATCCACCAATACCAGTGGAATGATTAGATAACGATGCAGCTCCAGAACCACCACCGGCGCCGTATCCAGTCCCCCCTGTTCCACCGACATAACCATTTGGCTTACCGTCATAACCTGACGTACCGCCGTTTCCGGCCTTTACATCTGAAGCAACACGACCATTTGCACCAGCCAAACCCGCATTCCATGCCGCAGGCGCAGGGGCTCCTGATGCACCGGGAACGCTACGAATTAAATCGGCCGCTGCATCATAATAATAATATCCGCCGCCGCCGCCACCGCCGCCCCATGAATATCGGCCGGCTCCTATCCCGCCGCCACCGCCGCCGCCACCGCCGCCATCAGCCCACAGAGTAAGATTTAAAGGCAGGGTACTTAATTTGTATGCTGGTGGTATATAAACAACCCCATCGGTCCTTGTAAATTGTGGCCAATACTCCCCGTTATGTTCTGCACTTATTGAAGTAGTTACTATCCAATTACTAAGAGGGCCTCCTGTTTCATCGTATATTATAGCACCGTTTGCCTGACTGCCGGCTGCAAGCGTGTATAACCCAAGTCCCCAATTATAAGCCAGTTGTCTGGTTTTTATTTTTACAATTGTTGGCATTCCGCCGGAGCCACCGAAACCACCGGCATATGCTACATTACCGTTACTGCCCTGCCCCCCTGCGCCGCCATTACCACCGCGACCGCCCCCTATGCCGCCGGTACCTACACTTATTTGTAATATTGCGCCATAAAAAAAAACGTAGTTATTTGCAATATTCGAGCCCGCAGCACCACCGCCACCGGGAGCAGTTGTTGCTCTTCCTTGTCCGCCGCCACCACCACCGCCACACAACGATATCTTGTAAGTTCCCGGTTGCAGTATTAAAGAATACATTCCTGCGTTTGTTTGTATCCAATCTAATTTGGTCCGTTGTGTCCACATCAAAGGATTCAAGTTTGTGCGCATATTTGTCCCCTAATAAAAAAGACTCATTTTTAATATGAGCCCCCAAAGTTTCCGATAAGTTTCCCGCTCTGCCAGCGAAAGACAAAAATAGATGTTTTATTTACTGCCTCTGGTTGCTGATAGCTGTCGGTTAGCCAGCTAATCGCCGAACCATTTGATGTTTCCCAGGTTATAAACGGCACAGTTGCACCAACAGCAACGTGCAACTCATATGTCCATGTTGCACTTTGGGCAGAGTTCGTCGGCACTGTTATATTTATGGATACTGTGGAAAGAGAATCAGGTATATTCAGCTCTTTTATTGCGGCACCCGGTGTCGTCAAATCCACAGTGGTAAATGCGGTGGCTGCAGGCAACACTTCCCGCATCAAATAGTTAGTTGACCATGCAATTGCCCAATGCACACCGTCAATATATTCAGGATTCGTGACAAAATTATAGGTGTTATTTCCTATTAACGACACAACAGGTTTGCTTTGACCGTTGGCTTCGATATATAACAACACCGCCCCTTGTGGATATCCACCGATTGTATCAGATACAGTTTGATCAAATGTAGGCTGATATCCATTTTGAAACTGATAATAAAACTGTGTGACCAGATTAAGTATTCCATTGAAATCGGCCCCGTCAGGCGGCGTGCCCCCTAAAGCTTTCGGAATCATCGTGACTTCGGGGAATCCTTCTGTCATGGAGGCGTTATAAGTTCCGGTCGGCTCATTAGGAATATTGTTTTTATTGTCCGATTGAGCCGCAAAAGCCCCGGAAATAACCTGGGGCCGCGTAATTTTATCAACCATTTTATATTCCTTTTGTTAAGCGTCTTTGACCCACGCTGTTGTGACTGTACCATCAGCCGCCACTGTTGCTTTCAGGGTGTAGGTGCCTTCTTCGGTTGGCATACCGCCAGCGGCCAAACGTTCAGACGGGATTGTGCCATCTGCGTTCATTATTTTGAAATTACCGTTATTGTTTGCAAATTTTACGGTATCTTCTTCGTCATTTATTTGGTTGCCTATTACGCCGCCTGCTGAACTTAGTTGAATTGAACCACTTGCAGTAGTTCTCGCCCGAACTCCGATAGCAATTGCAGCCCCGCCAAAGTAATTCTGAGCACCGCGACCAATAGCAATCCCATTTGTTGCTGCTGTTTGCGCGCTGACTCCTATTGCAATCCCAGCCACAGAAGACGCAATAGTCTTCTCATTGCCTATGGCAATCGCCTCTTTAACAGAAGACCTATTTACCAGCGGCTCTTTGTCACTCCATGTAGCGTTAGTTCCGTCTGTTTGTAAAAATCCTGTATGACCTGCTTGGTCAGGCAACCAAGAACCTGACGAAATGTCTTCCATAGTCGCCAGCTGGTTTGTGGAAGAAGCTTTGGCCGGGATTTTTTCTTCTATACCCGATACCTGTGTACCCAGTGCCGCTTCGTCGTTTTTCAGTGTTTGCAGATGGTCAGTAACGGTTGCCGTCACCGGGTCGCCATCGCCCGTCAATGTCGCGTTGATATCAGCACCAGTTAAAACAACATTGCCTTTCTGGCCGTTCACTGATGACACATCGCCACCGTCCCCCACAACACGCAGGGCGCGTTTGCCATCCGATGTACGAACGTATAGGTCATCATATTCGGATTCTGTTTCTGATACGGTCGCCGATACAGTACGCACCGCCAAATCACCATTTTCATCACGTGTTATAATATCAGACATAGTTTGCTCCAATTTTGCTTAATATATTGATTTTCCGCGCCAGAAAACGCCTTCGTTAAACGGCTGCAGCTCGGTATTATGGAATCCGAAAGTATCTTCGATTGTAATTTCATATATGGCAGTTCCTATTCCCGCGGGGCGCGGCAACACATCTTTTTCAATGAACAAATACCGTTCCCATGGTTCCAATGTGAATAAAAACACATATGTTTGTACCGTCATATTCTGCCGGTCAACCATATAAACAGTCCCACGATTACGATATAACTCCTTCAAGAATTCGTTCATCATAAGCGCACTGCCGTCCCATCGTGAGCCAAATGCACGAATTTTTATCAAAGTCCTGAATTGTGCATCTGACAGGCTGAACTCGTTGCCGTTATCATCTGTAAATGTACGGCTTATTTTAAATACTTTACCCCAGTAATAATCCAACGCCGCCGGGATACAGGTATCGAAATCCAATATTTCAGATACAAATGATTCCGCAATATCTCCAAAATGCGAGTCCAATACAGCCGCTTTTTTTAGCAACAAATCGGATATATTGGTGTAGCCATATTGCTTTTGCAATACGTCAAGAGTGGTTTCACGAAACATTGAACTTTGCCTTGATTTTATTACTGCTTAAAAAATGAGATATTTTCAGCGCTTAGACCCGCAACCTGGTTTATCTTAGTACGAACATATGTTTTATAATTGTTCCCGGCAATCGCCACCTCTACCGACAACAAGTCAATTACATCATAACTTTGTAGCGCTTTTGACAAATCTGCCCCAGTAATGGTTTGCCCTATCTTAAACGGATTATTAGCCACGTATTCCATAATAAGTGACTTAATACGCGCCTGGGCATCAACCGGTGTATATAACGTATCCGAATATGTTACCAATATGTTTAGCTGCACCTGTTGTGGGCGCTGCACCTTGTACTGGTATGTATAACCGATGTCGTTATCCAAGTATGAAACAACAGTATTGCCGTTGGTTGCCGCCCCCAGTGTTTTTTGTGCGGCGATTGTTTTGGCGATTGTAGTATTGTCCCCACCAAGAATGGCCAAATAGATACTGTGCGGCAGCATTTCAATGCCGTCAATTGTTTGCGTTGTGTCCGCAACATTTTCGCGACCGACAACGGAAACGACATCATTAATCGCGGCAATATTGTCCACAATCGCCCCCAGTGCCGACCGCGCACGTTTTTGCAACATATTGGCCGTTATACGTTCACGAAATGCGTTATCGCTTTCTGAATCATAGCCCGGAATCCCGGCATAGATATTGGTGACAGAATCCCATCCGGCGATTGGCGTTTCTATTGTGTCGAGTGTACTTGCGGGACATGCAATATTACCGGGGACAGTGCACTTAACCTGTACTGTGGTATTCCCCGCAGTCCCCAGCGTCACAGTATCCTGTGTCAAATACTGATTTGTTCCATCAGACACCATTGAGCCGGCAGGAATTGTAGTACCAGATGCGCCTGTGACCGTTGCAACAACGATTGTTGCGGTCCCTTGCTTACGATAATATCCATATCGCGACCCGGCAACGTCCAACGCATGACCCGATGCATAAAACACACTGTAGTTATTGGCAATATTTACTATTTCGGACTGCATAGCGACATAAGACGCGGTATCGCTGATTATCATTTGTCCCTGTGGGGTGGAGGCTTCTAAATTCAAATCCGCCCCCAATGCCCCTTTGTACGCCTCTTCAAATTCTGCCTTGATATCAACCGTATCTACGGTAATAACCCCATTCGGGGTGACGCTGAATCTGCTCATATTTCGGTTTCTCCATAGATTGTTGTTATATTGGCCGTAATTGTTGCATTATCTTCATCCGGCTTAAAATCCAGAGATGATATACCCGTTATCTCATCATTGTCCAAAATGCGCAGACGTATAACCTCGCGGATATAATCCATACCGCCCATTTTGCCCAGTAATTCATTGAAATAATCTGCCCCCTGGGTCGTGTCATATGGGTTTTCCCCACGACACAGCCCGATACGGGTTTTGGTATCTTGGGCGCACGCTTGAACACCAGAGGCAACCCGTATGGATTTTTGAGTAATAATCAAATTGTTATTCGCATCAAGCTGTAGTGTTTGCATTATTATTCCCTTATGTCCCTGATATCGGAGCACCCGATTGCGGTGTTGGGGCCGGTGGCGGGGTAACAGTACCAGCCGTTGGTACCAGATGCATATGTGTTGACAGTTTGACGTTTTTACCCGTCACCTCACCACTAACAGTAGTATCGCCACTGCAGGTGATATTACCGTTCACCACAACATTACCTTCTATGGTAAAAGTCTGGGTGGTGGCGGTTATTCCGTCTGGCTTTACCGCAATAGACGAGCCATTGTCTATTAACAAGCCATCTGGCATATCTTGAAAATCCAGCGGGATAAAGAAACCGTCGGACCAATTAAACATGCGGCGTGAACCAACGGGGGCCGCGGTATGGGCCACTTTATACTTGGATACATCCCAATTGCATGCAATCAACAACCCTTGGTCGCCGGGCGCAACCTGAAACTGGAAACGTCCATTTGCGCCATAGGGCTGACAAACCGGGACATTAGGTATAATATCCCCGTCTGTTATTGGAATCTGTTGACCAAGTGTATTATATTTAGCAATAAGAGGCTTAACATCAGCAAACTTACCCGAAACCGATACCACCTGAACCGGTTGCATTACCCCCAGGCGACCGCCTAAATACTGGCGCATAAACAAGTCAAATATGCCCGGCAGTGTTTGACCGTCTGCCGGATTATAGGATATAGGTTTGTATTTGTTCATTTTCGAAACCCAAGGCCAATCTTTACCAATTCCAATTCTGTAAACCAATCCGATCCATATGTGTCACCGGAATACGCCAATGTTTGCAGATAAAAATTAGTAGAATTGTATTTTGAATATTTCAGACTGTTTAATTTCATATTTTGGCCTGTTATCAAGCCATGACGCATCAACACCTTTACCTTGCACCCGGTGGCGGTTGGCTGCGGGGTGCCCACAATATCCCCGGGCATAATTGTGACGGGTGATGTCCTGGCTAATGAGTCTCCGGTTCCTTTCAGATAAAGTCGCTGTGAATCAACATACAAATCCACAGGAACAGCGGAGGATATCTGACGAATAATTGTCGGCAAACTCTGATTTTGGTATGAAAAATCAACAACCTTGATACTGTTGTCTTTTAGACCGTCAACAAATCCCAGATTGTTCTTACGTGCCAAGTCCGCCGCAATGGAAGTAACCGACACTTTCCCCGGATAGTTGTCGGATGCGGGGGTGGTTGCCGCCGCAAACCCTGAAATAGCCTTTATCGTCAGTGTATAATCAGCCGAATTCAGGTTTGCCGAAGCCTCTAGAATTGTGCCCCGAAAAATTACGCTGTAATTACCATAATAACCGGCCTCTATCACCACTTCATGCTGATACCAGTTGCTCATCCACTGGGTAGATGCTGTCGATATATTAAACATTGACTCAACATGCAAGCCACCGATTACAATATTAGCCTCTGTTAATGCACCGGAACATGCAGCAACCGTATTAAACTTTATCCGCATTCTCTCGTTCAGGTAATAAAGGCGCACAGGCTTTTCTGTTTGAAGGCTGTAAATGCTAAGTCGCAGATACCGTTTTGGAATATCCCAGCCGACTGTGTTTTGTTTGCTTGCCATGATCAATCCAATATAAACTCATCGTCATATATCAACAAATATTGCTGCCCCAATCCGGTATATACCGGGTCTGTATTTGAGTATTGGTCAACAAAATAAAAATTACCCTTAATCGGGCCGGCCAACATTAACGGCGTGCGATTTACACACCGTCGCCCATAAAAAACGGGCTCTTGGTCTATTTCCAGATTTGCAATCAGCGAGCCGTCCGGCATTGTACGCAATGTTACCTGAATGACGCGAATATTGCCATCGGCATCAGTAATATTAGCCGATACTGTCTGATTTGGCGTCTGTAAAAGATTGATTGATGTTTTCATGGTTGAAAGTTATTTTTTATCGGTCTAACCAATAAAGCTATTGCGTGCCATGGACTTTGTATCGTTCCAAATTTCTGTCATTGTGACGCCGCCATTTTCGGTCTTTTTATCAGAAACCTTTGCCACCGTCTGACCGGCTGTATTAAATTTCAGCACTTCTTGAAACGTCATTGAAACGCTCATAATGCCATAGGTATCATAGCTTTCTTCAATCTCGTAATTTATCAAAGTAAGATTGGTACGCAGGCCTGCATTTCTGGTTTGAATATCCACCAATGTAATGTTTGATTTGAGTGTTTTTAGTTTTTCTCGTATTTTTTCAATAGCGGACTTTTTGTCAAACGTACCCATGCGTGGGTATATTGACGACCGCGCCCAAAAACCACCTTCGGATATCAGGCCGGTCATTGTAACGCTGTCTGGTTCGGAATACTTGTAATCTACACCAATGGTGCCGACTTCGGTTGGGTATTGTGTCACACTGGCCCGGCCGGTGGTGGAACATTCGTCAATTGTGTCAAATTCCAACCACAACTGGCCGTCAGCACTTCCAACAATACTATATGTTTGGTCAACAACCTGTTTGATATTTTTCCAAATTGGTTCGGGAATATTCATATTATTTAGCCCACCCCGTCACAGGGGATACGTTGTTATTTATTATAGACGACAGTCGATTTTCCAAGTCAGTGGCACCATCAACGCCGTAAATATTGAATGTCATTGTGCGGTTGTCATTGTTGGTATTATTTGTAGTTTTATTCGGGATTTTAGATTCTCGACCGACCCAATCTTCCATTCTGGGTGATTGGATAATTGGAATATGCGACATTTCAGGTGTTAAATTAGAGATACCAAGCATATCATAAAGCTGATTGTTAAGATATGCCTTTTCTTCAGCAGTTCGATTTTTCTGCCTATTTTCTAATTTATATCCTTCATATGCCAAATACCCTAGACCTGCAACTGTTGCAGCCCCCACAGCAATAGTTCCTATTGTTGCAGCTGATGCTGCAGTGGCAGCAACACCACCAGCGGCTGCAGCTCCTTTCCCCACAGCGGAAATTGCGGAACCTATTTTTAATAATTTGAGTGCAGTAGCTAACTTTAATACAAGCCCCGTTAATTTTGTCACGACCGCTCCGATTATAGTTCCCCAGATAATGGCCTTACGCGTATCTTCGCTTAATCCATTGAACCATTCACTAATGTCCGCAAGAACATCTAATACAGGCTTTAAGGCTTCTATAATTGGCAGCGCGATACCAATTAAATTTGCTTTTAGTTGTGCAATAGCTAAATCCATATCGCGGATTTTGTCTGCCCCGTCTTTTGTTAAACGAGTCATTTCTTCCGCTTTAGCTTTTTTTGAATTTAAAACCTCGTCGTCAGCTTCTAGCATACGTTGTAATGCGATACTATTCGTACCCATCATACGCAGCACTTCGCTCTTGGCATTATCATTTAAATTTTTAAACACTTCCCGTAATGACTTTAACGCACCCTCAAAATCTTTATTTTGTAGATTTACGTTCAATATTGCCGACAAATCACGAAAAGCGCCAGATGAATGGAAGCGTAGATTATTAGCTAAGCTCTGTAGTTGCTCTACTGTTTGAACGGCTTCATCTGCATCCCCTCCAAATTGAGCCAATATATTGGCAAATGCACTAACCTGTTCCACTGGCAGATGAAAACGGTCAGATACTTCTACAATAGCTTTCATGCTATCGTAATAGCCTTTCAACCCTTTGGCGCCGATGAACCCCAGCACCATGTTGCGCATGCGGGATATGCCACTGTTAAATGCGTTTTGGAACGAGTCCAACTGGCTTTGCGCCTGCCCAGTGTTTATAAAAAACGAAATAACAGCGTTTGAAAACAAAGACCCGGCCATGACTATTTCCGTTTGTTCAAATTATGTGTCACCCATTCGTTTTGGGTATTTACATACAGCACCGCATTTGCCAGATATAAATCCGCCAAATCCATGTGCCATACATCCGCAGGGCTTACCTGCGGATTTATAATATTGCCGACGGCGTTGCTGAATCCGAAATCGGCATACGAAACGTACCGCGTAGAGCTACGGCGAATTGCTGGAATGTTTCGGATTCGTTCATAAAAACCATTTGATGCTCAAATATCTTAATTCCCAATTCCACTACGGACAGCGGATTTTGAAAATATGTATTGACCTTGTCCAGTGACATATCGGCTACTTTGGTCGTACCATCGGCCCCGACCAATGTCGCCAGAGGCAACAAGTCCCCCAGCAGTGGTCGGACCGATATTTTGCTTTTGTCGCCCGCCAATAATGCAATCACGCGG